TGCAGTCACTACCGCTAACAGTGCAGCTACAGATGCTGCTACTGCAATTACAACGGCTAATGCTGCAACTACTGCTGCTAACACAGCAACTAGTACTGCCAACACGGCACTTACTAATGCTGGGACAGCTATCACTACGGCTAATACAGCCGACACCAACGCTACTGCAGCTGTCAGTACAGCAAATACAGCCAGCACTGCTGCTACTGCTGCAGTTAACACGGCTAATGCAGCTAGTGCTGCTGTTTCCCAGGCTGTGTTGTTTACGCTGGTTGCAAACGTAGCCGCAATTCCTGGTAGTCCTTCCAATAACGACTATGTAGAAATTGGCGACGGTACAGGAATTGAATCATTTACACCGCTTTCTGGTCTTCCTAGTGGCTTTATTGGCTCTAGTGGACTGACTGTACGTATTAGATACGAGACAGCTACAACAAGCTGGATTTTCATGAGTTATTTTGCTAATGATTCAGAATCTCGTTATCTAACAAAAAATATTCCAGTAGTTACAGGTGATGCTACCAACGGTTCAGGTCAAATCACCCTTAACTGCGAGAATAATTCTCATGGGGTTACCATTAAAGGACCAGCACATTCTGCTGCTGCAACTTATACTCTTACGTTGCCTGATGACACGGGAACCTCAGGACAAGCACTAGTAACTAATGGTTTTGGAAACCTTAGTTTTAGTACTATTGACTCGGCATTTATTGAAACACCAAAATCATTTAATTCAAGCAAATCAATTGGTGATCATATCAATGCAGGGATGATGGGTCCAACCGTGACCCTAGTTAACGGTAACACAATGACAGTCGGTCTCAATTCACAACTCACTATTATTAGCTAATCATGGCCTACGGAAAAATCAAAGTCGATACAATTACATATGACAATTCTGGTGTTGATCAAGACGTATCAGTTTCAGACTTAGCTGGCGCTGGTAGTGCAGCACCGCTTGCAGACCCACACTTCACGGGTACACCTGAAACTCCAACACCGAATGCTGGTGATAATTCAAATAGAATTGCTAGCACTGCTTGGGTTACAACTGAGCTGTCAACCAACCTGGCTGGTGCAGCACTAACCAACCTAAATAGCACTGATGCGAATGGTAACCCTGTAGTCACACCACCTACTGCTCCAACAGTCGCACAGGTTGATGCTGGATCTACAGCAATTGCAACTACCCAATATGTGAAGGATGCCGTTGGTGCTCTTGTTGACAATGCACCTGCTGCTCTTAATACACTAAATGAACTTGCTGCTGCAATTGGCGATTCAGTTGACGCCAACGGTCTAGCTGATGCCATTGCAACTAAATTGCCACTTGCTGGTGGTACGCTTACTGGTGCTTTGACAGTTAACGATACTGTTAGTTGTACTGAAGCACTGAAGATTGAAAGAGTTATTGAAAAAGCAAACCTGACTGGTACTGCTGCAACCGGCACAATTAATCTTCAAGTCAAAAATGAAGTAGTGCATTATGCAAATGCTGATGCTACTGGTAATTACGTACTTAATATTACTGGCGATACAACTACACCTACTACATTAGACAGCATGCTTGGTGTAGGTGAAGCCCTAACCAATGTATTTGTAAGCAATAATGGAGGTACTGCATATTATCCCACTTCAGTAACCGTTGATAGTGCAAGTCCAGCAAGCATCAAGTGGATTGGTGGTGCGCCTACTGCTGGTACAGCTAATTCAATTACTGCTTATACATTGACAGTTATTAAAACTGCAAGTCAACAATTTACTGTCCTTGCTAATAAAGCTGAATATGTATCATGAGTCCACTTATTTCAACATTTGGTGCTGCATCTAGCTTTGGTTATGGTGCAGGAGGAGGAGCTGTCGAAAGCATAGTTAATGTTAAATTTATTGGTAAATGGCATGCCACCAACGGCAACATTGAAGGTGCTTCCATTGCAGACTACATAACTGCTGCAAGTTACGATCATTACACTGCAGGCGGCACAGGTAATTTACTGACTACTGCGGCTGAATTTGGTCGAGTCGGATACGGAATCTTGACTTTTCAATTACCAAAAGGAACTTATAACTTTGAAGGTAAAGCTGGTGATACCGGACACTCCGGCGGTGCCACTTCATACGTATACACAGGAACTCTTACCTTAACTCAAGATGAAGATCTTATGTTGCTTATTGGTAATCATGGAAATGCATACGGCGCTGGTGGCGGTACTTATTTAGTCAAAGGAACTGATTACACAAATACAAGCAACACGCCAATTATTATTTGGGGTGGAGGTGCGGCCCAAGTTACTAGTGGGAATACTGAGAATCAACCCGGAGCAATGAGCACGTCGCAGGGCACCTCCAGAGGAAACGTGACATCATCTTGGTCATATGTAGATGGTGGTGGTTTTAATCAATCTTCTACTAGCAACTCTCGTGCCCACCTTTTTACTGAGGGTGGTTTGGGATACACTCCCGGAGGTACTAATACTGGTGGTTTCGGAGGCGGCGGTAGTTACTACGGCGGCGCCGGCGGTTATTTGGGTGGAAAAGGAGGAACAGCTGCTACAACTACCTACTGGGGTGGTTACGTTCCTGGGGACAATTCTGGAGGTGGAACTTCTTATTACGATACAAACTATGTAAGTAACTTGGTAGCAACCTCGAACCCAACTCAGATTGGATCTACCGTATCCACTGAATATCCGAATATGAACGGTTTCTTTGGCATTTATACGGTGTAGTTATGTCCCCTATTATTTCTACATTTGGTGCAGCTTCAAACCAGGGTTTTATTAATACTCCTTCAGCTGGTAGTACGGGTGCTGCACCCGCTAACGAGATATACGTAAGCCGAGGCGATTACGGAAACAATACAACTACATTGACCACACTACCTACCATGAGTTCTACTTGGGGTCACAACGGGAATAATTGTGATGCCATAAAGTTTTATGTTGATGGAAATGGTTCTTATACGTTTAACAGTTTTTTCATGGGATCACCGATTGGAATAACTGGTACACAAAGTCAAACTTTTTATTTCCAAATCACAACAGGAAATTATACTAACGGCTTTGTTGTGTATAGCGAAACCTTCAATTATAATTTTAATAATACTGGTAGTTGTACACAATACCGTCTAACAACACCTCCAACTTTGACGAGAGGCTCGGACTACGTCGTCGCGTATGGGTTTGCTAGTGGTGGTGGTCTTACGCATCTTAGTACCGCCATGAACTCCTCGGGTGACGTTGTAACTAACTCTCCAATCATTTCGCCACCAGGAGCTGGTGGAAGTGCAACTGTAAGTTTCAGTAATGCATCTTTTGGTGGCTCGTCCCCTTGGAACGCTAGTAACGGAACAAGCACTGCTTCCGGTCAATTCCCAATGATATCAATTTCTATTTAATACAATGATTACTCTTATTCGCCCACTTCTATTCAAATTTCTACAGTCCGATCGTGTAAAAGGGTTGATTGTGGAAATGCTTGAAAAACTTGCAGAGACAACTGACAATGACATTGATGACAAGGCAGTTGAATTTGTTCGTAATGGTCTATTCCCGGCTAAATAATGGAATGGGAAGGACCACCGCTATTACCCTCCATACAGCTTCCTGAGGCGGTTGGATTGCCTGGTCCGGTACTTTCCCTACCCAAGGCTGAAATGCCGCAATATACGCCGCTTGTAGTGCCTCCTAGCGTACTGAGACCACCTCCAGGAATCGAAGGTATTAACACAGAAGACGAAGCACCTAAATCTACGACACCTCCTATTGTTACTCCAACACTTCCACCAATTCCATCTCCACCACCTGAAGCTCAAATAGTAGATGTTCCGTTTACGGACATGGAGGTTCCTATGCCTTCAACTATTATTATGACTACAGCAGTTACTACAGCATTTATCTCTGTAGGTGCCACTTTAGTTGCTACTTCGTTGTTTAAATATATCGTGATGGTAATGAAGCCTGTATTCAAAATAACATGGAACAAACTAACAAAGAAAAAGCAGGACCAAGAAATTTCCTTGCAAAGGTAAAAGAAAATACTGAAGATGAAATTCAAATTCTTGGTACATTTGTCAGACTAGGTGTTGTGGTTTGGAGTGGTTTTATTATCACACTTAACTATGTTGACCTACCAATGATTAAAAAGGGTCAAAGTGGTGGCGATATTACCTTTGTAGCCAGTGTTTTCACTGGTGCTTTGGCAACTTTTGGTCTGACAACTTCTAACAGCAAAGCTGCAGCCCCTAAAACTTCCGAAACTAAAAAGAAAGAAGAATGAAGTATCTATTTCTTATGTTGATGTTGGTTAGCCCTGCTGCCGCACAACAAATTACCCCTAATTTTACTCAGGGGTCAATGCAATCCACAACTACAACCACAGTAGACATTGATCGAACCATTTCGACTGAGATCTATGGTGGTGATTATTCATCATGGTCTGGAACAAACGTAACAGCGAGTGGGGATATTGCAGATCCCACTACAACTTTTTCAATTACAAACTCTGGAGACCAGTTTCAACTAGAGATTGTGAACAGAGCAGCAGGCATCATCGAAGCAATCGAAACGGTCGAAGCCATGCAACAAGTCTCTACTACTACATCCTTGTCGGTCTTCTCTCAGTAAGCCCTGCTTACGCTGAAGAACCTAAGGTACAGAACACATCAAACCCCGTGGCTGCTGCTACGGGCAATGTGACTAACCAGGCGGTGCAATTCCAAAACAATGGAGCACCGTCTAGGCAATATTTTGCTGGCAACAATAGTTGTAATGCATCAACAATGCAGTTCTCACCCTTTTATATGGGTAATGACACTGTGCCTTTTAAAAATGATGGTTATGTAAGAGGCAATAATTGGGGTGTACAACTCAATTTTTCAGTACCGCTTGACGGTGGCATGATTGAGACGTGCAAAGCAATTGCAAGGAAGCACGAACAGAAAATGAGGCTTGATTATGAGCTTGTTCGTGCGTTGAAGTGTACTGAAATCATGAAATCCGGGTTTACTTTCAGACCTGGAAGTCGTGTCTCTTCACTTTGCAGTGACATCGTACCGATTGTCGCTCTACAAAAACCAAAGAAACAACCAACCATTCCTAACTGGTAATGCTTGAAGCAACAGTGACGCTAGTCATCGCTGCGATAGCTGGCGGTGCAGCTCTAAATAATAGATTACACAACAGAATTAATAACGTGCATGACCGTATTAGCGGGCTGGATCGCCGTATTGATGCCATTGAA